AAAGCATCCACACGCTAGAAGAGCTTGAAGGGCTTGCCAATCGTCGCAAATGGTTGCGCTCAGATTTGCCGCGTTGGACTGAGGCAGAAATAGCGCAAATTAAGGAAAGAAAATGGCAGATCGAAAACCTATAGTGTGGACTGTGCATCCAGATGGCGTTCACGTCCACGTAGAGGGCCGCCTGATAGGGGTAATACCTGTTTCTGAGGGTGCATACCTGATAGATCAGTTAGCGCCCTCTGTGGTGGCTTATATGCACTCACTGCAGGACAAACAAAAAACCCCGCAACCTGACTAGCAGGAGCGGGGCATTTTGTGGCGAATGTTTGTTTCAATTGGGTTGGTAGTCGGACACAATACAGTGACTGCCGCCCTCTGCTAAATCCCAAAAATGGACCCAACTGCAATTCAATTGCTCAAGCATGGCGCAAAACAGGAAAGTGTCTGCAGTGGTGTCTAGCCAGAACATGTTTAGGTGATCGTGGTTTGCCTTGTCAGTCATAAACCAGATCGCGCCCGCAACCTCATTTGCAGGATCATGCGCCTTGGCCTCTACATATTCAAAACGCCCCTTTTGCTTAGGCCAAAAAGATTTCATGCGCGTATGCCAAAGCATGTCCATTTGTTTTTGCGTGAAATTCAAGGTCAACTCATATGTCATGCTGCGCCACCTTTCATCAGTTCAAGATTTACGTCTGCAGCCATCATGCAAATATCAACGTCCTTGCGCGGCATTTGGCTTGCAAATTCTTTCGCCATATCTAGGCATTCTTGTGCCATTGCATCATTGGGCGCGGTCACAGCCAATTGCAGGGCAAGGGTGAGCGCGTCCTTGTGATTGTCGATCTGAAAATTCATAGCGTGTCCTTTCTTATTTAAACGCTGTTAAAATTAGTTCTGCGCGATCTGTGTCGCTTTGTTGTTGCAGCAAATCGCGTAGCTGCAACTCAAGGCGCTCAACATCCGCAAGCGCTTTGTTTAGTATGGTGTCAAGCTCATTGGCCTGACGTTCGATAATCGCGCAAGCAACCTCGCGGCCTGCATGGTCAAGCACGGTCACGCGCTTGATGTTGGTTTGCATTGCGCCGTTTTGCGTAATCGCTGCGCTCAACTTTTGGTCAAGCGCATCTGCATTTACTAATGCTTTGCTGATTGTGTTGGTCATAGCTTATCCTTTCTTACAGTTCGATGATGAATAGATGACCATCAAGGTCAACAAATTGGTGGGCCTCTGTGATTGCTACCGTGTAGTCAGGGTCAAGAGGATCAGCAGCGCAAAAGACAACGTGCCCATCGTGCCACATGTTGTGCGCTTGCTCTGTGTCGTAGGTTTCTAGCTCTGTCATGCTCTGTCCTTTCTTGGTTTAAGTTTGCATGTGTAGGCAGCGCGTCAACGCTGCCCCAGATGCTAACTTGTAAAAACGATATGAATGCATGTGATGACTGTGAGAGACACAGCCCACCAAATGCAAAAGCGTTCGCTTGTGTTCGTGTGGCGGTATGCCTGAATTGCTTGCTTGATCATTTTGCCAACCCTTCAATCAATGATTGTGGAACAACACGCGCATTGTCGAATGCCGCGCCCAAATATTTCTTGATATGCTTGGACGTGGTTGGACTAAACTTTGTGTCAGTTTTGAACGCGCCGTATTCATCCCAACCCGCAACAGGTGTTGAATAACTGAATGCCAGTGTCACGGTGTTTGTTTGCAATTCGGAAAGATTGCTTGCGATTGCTTTTAGTTTCATGCTGTGTCCTTTCTTTGGTTTGATTGCATGATGATGCAGCGCGTCAACGCTGCACTGTGATGAAATCAGTTGTAGATAACTTCGAAAAGTAGGTCATAATCATATGCGGTAAGGTATGCGGCAAAGGAGGCCCAAAGCGTTGGGCTGTAATTGTCAACGAAATCCATAAATTCGTTATAATCATCGCCCTGCAGCCAAAATGATTGATCATAGCCTGACCAAGTTTTGCCGCAAACCTCTACGCCATATCCGCAGTCAATAACTTTGATTTTGCCATTGTCGAATGATTGAGTTGTCTGTGTCATGCTGTGTCCTTTCTTGGTGTGTAATCAGATTGTTCTATATAGATTATCATTACAATATCATTTTGATAGGATTATACCTCTGACCCACTGACCTATCCTATGAGATATACTTTTATATCACTATGATAAGAAAATAGGGGGAAGGACATTTTATGACCTGAGCATCGCGGGAAATTTACCTGCACTCAGCGGGCTTCTCTGGGCCTCTCAGGGCATAATCTACTTTTGCGTGTGTTTCGCGGCGGTTTTGCATGGGTGCGCGGTATACCATTGCTTTGCTTAGTATTTCATTGTGCGGGATTTGGTGAAGTGAGTGCAGAGCTGGACGCAACGCACATTGAAACACAGAGTTGCGCACGGGCGCGCGCGAATAGAACACTTGTTCAATTAAATCAAGCTATTTGAACGGGTGTTCAATTAAAATAGTGATAATGCATAACAATGATGTTCAATAACAGTTATGCCTGAACATTGTTATGATGCATAACAATTGCCCCACATAACAATAATAGAGCATAACAATGATGTTCCATAACTGTTATGCATCATAACAATTTGCCCACATAACAGTTATGCTTGATAACAATGCTTAGGCATAACTATGTTTTGCTTGGTTCTACTTGGTACTGGATCAGGCGCTTGCAATACTGAGCAGTACAATCCAGTGCAACGGTATACAATCTTGCAAAAGCCCCCCCCGTCACACCCCCACCCCTACCCCTGTTATTATTATACATTCCCACACAGAAAAATTTGTGCTACACATTTTGTTGAGCGCTGCAGTCCTCTAGTCCAAACCCTCCCTGATGGACGCTTTCTTCCTCACTGGCTGCAGCGTTCATTTTGCCTTTGAAAATCTATCAAAGTAATACTAATATCGGTACAGTGCTGGGACTAATAATAATAATAAAATACCTATAGGTATTATTATTAGTATTAGTACAGTACACGCGAGGCTAATTTAGGAGTTATGTATGGCTGGTAAGCCTAAGTTGAAAGCTGCTCTTGCAGCCCTTGATAGAAGGGGCGGCCCTGAAGCCCTGCAGCAGGAATTGCTTTCGGGCAAAACCATTCCAATGATTGCGAAAGAGCTTGGATTGGATCGTGGTTATTTGCAGCGCAACCTGATGAAGAACGAAGAGTATGGCAGGGCGATAAAAGAGGTTGAAGCTGAGGTTGCTGATGTGCAGGCTGCTCTTGCCCTTCAGGAGCTTGTTGAGTTGAAGGAAGAGCGTGCTGATGAGAAGGCGGCTGCGCGCAATCCTGATAATGAAGCTGTAGATAAAAACCTGCAGTATGTCAGTCAGGTTGATATCGGCATTGCCAAGGGCTTAGCCCACCAGCGCAACTTTATTGCTGCCAGTTTTAATAAGGCGCGCTATGGTAGTGGCAATCAGCAGAACATTCAGATCAACATTGGTGACTTGCATTTGGATGCGCTGCGGAAGGCTAAGGTAATTGACCATGAGTGACGACAGCCACAGCGCAATGCTGGACTTTGTTGAGCGGTACGGCAAGAAGCCTGCTTTATTTGTGCAAGAGGTGCTTGGCGTAGAGCCATTGCCGTATCAGGCAGAATTTCTGGAAGCGATTGCGTCTGGCGAACGCAAGATTAGCATTCGGTCTGGTCATGGTACTGGTAAGTCTACAGCAGCATCATGGGCAATGCTATGGTATTTTTTGATGCATTACCCAAATAAAGTTGTTGTAACTGCGCCAACTTCTAGTCAGCTTTTTGATGCCTTGTTTGCAGAGCTAAAGCGCTGGATAAACGAGTTGCCTGAAGGGTTGCAGAGCATACTGAATACCAAGTCTGACCGTGTGGAGCATACTTCTGCGCCTGCAGAGATGTTTATATCGGCACGTACTAGTAGGGCAGAAACTCCAGAAGCGCTGGCTGGTGTTCACTCTGAGCATGTTATGTTGGTGGTGGATGAGGCTTCTGGTGTACCTGAGCAGGTATTTGAGGCTGCGGCTGGCTCTATGTCGGGCCATAACGCGACTACGATTATGCTGAGCAACCCCACGCGGAGCAGTGGTACGTTTTTCGAAAGCCAGACGCGCATGGCAGATAGCTGGTGGACACGCCGTTGGTCATGCGTGGATAGTCCCTTGGTGAGCGATGAGTTCGTCAACGAAATGCGGCTCAGGTATGGCGAGGAGAGCAATGCGTTTCGCATTCGTGTGCTGGGTGAATTCCCGCTTGCTGACGATGACACAATTATCCCGTTTCATCTTGTGGAGAATGCCACGCACCGCGATGTGCAGATTGATGAGGATACCAAAGCGGTCTGGGGGTTGGACGTGGCACGCTTTGGGCAGGATAAGACTGCGCTGTGTAAGCGTCAGGGTCCGATTGTAACTGAGCTTAGAGCTTGGTCTGGGCTGGATTTGATGCAGACTGTAGGTCGTGTTGTTGCTGAGTATGAGGCGCTGCCGCCTAGCAGACAGCCAACGCAAATACTTGTCGATAGCATAGGCGTAGGCTCAGGTGTAGTGGACCGCCTGCGTGAGATTGGCCTGCCTGTGCGCGGCGTGAATGTTGCTGAAGCGCCAAGCATGGGTGATACATATCTTAATCTGCGGAGTGAGCTTTGGTTTAAGACGAAGGGTTGGCTTGAGGATCGTTCTTGCAAGCTACCGAAGAATGACCAGCTTATCGCAGAGCTAACCAGCATTCGCTACAGTTTTACCAGTTCAGGCAAAATGAAAGCTGAGAGTAAAGATGAGATGCGCAAGCGTGGCTTGGCCTCTCCTGACTTGGCTGATGCACTGTGCTTGACGATGGCTTCTGATGCTGCAACGGCTTTATCTGGGTCATTCTCTAGCTGGCGCGGCGAAATTAGAAGGAATTTGCGTGGAATAGCGTAATGTGATACGTTTGCAGCAAAAGGAGTTAGCTATGGCGTATGGAAAGAAAATGGGAAGCAAAGCTGGTTTTAAGCCATGCAAAGGTTGTCCCACACCTGCAGCGTGTAAACGCAAGGGTAAATGCATGGCTAAGGCGAAGAAGTAATGGCGAAGGGTCTTTATGCAAACATTCATGCAAAGCGTAAGAGAATTGCAGCAGGCTCTGGCGAAAAGATGCGCAAAGCTGGTGCAAAAGGTGCGCCAACAGCTAAAGCGTTTAAGAAAGCAGCTAAGACAGCTAAGAAGAAAGTAAAGAAGTGATGTAATGTTTACCGCGTTTGTTCTCTTGTGCGCTCAGAATTATTGCTTTGCAGTCGGTGGTCCTGCGTATGTCGATGAGAATGAATGCATTGCTGATTTTATGCAAAACGGAGTTCCATCTTTGCAGATGAAATATCCAACGTATACAATCACGCAGGTTAAGTGTTATGAATGGGAAAAGCAGGTGAAGTCCTAATGCCGTATTCTAAATATAGCCCAAAGCAAAAAAAGTTAGCCGCAGTGGCTCCACCACGCAAGAAAATTACTGGCGCAGACTTGAAGAAGCTGAGCAAAAGCAAAAAAGGTAAAAAGAAATGAAAGCAGGAGCAGCATTAGGATTACTCGCTGGTTTAGGCGCGTTGAATGCAATTCGTGGCGGGCGTGAAGGCACAGGCAAGCGTTTTACTGGTTTGATGGACATGTTAGACGGTGGTGGCGCTGGCGCATCTGGGGATAAGTTTGAGGGCGGCGGCTTGCTTTCTATCTTGGGTAATCTCTTTGCCAAGCCGCTTGAGGCGCAGGATAATGTTGAGCGGATCGCTGCTGACACGAATGCGACTAAGGCTGTGACAAAAACGCTTGAGGACATGGCTAAGGGCGGCACGCTTACATCGCGTTTGGACGGTAAGGACGGGTTAGGCACCGACTACAACTCTAAAGATATTTACGGCATTGGTCGTGGCGGTGAATTTGCTGGCGCGATGTCGCGTCCTGATGTGCTTGGTTCGCAGCAAGGACTGCTTGCTGCACAGGCGGCAAACGAAGGTCAGGTTGGATTAGGGGCATTTGGTGGCACAAAGACGCCAATGGAGATCGAGGCAGAGCGCA